GCCACCGACTATCTTCAGGAGAGTGTCACTTTGGATATCGGTTGTGTCGCCGATGAAGGCATGAGGGTTAAGCCGCACTGCGATCTAGCCGAGTTCATCACTGAATGCCAAGGCAATCCGGACCGAAAGTTACCGATCACCATCCTTCGTCCCATCACTGCACCTGAGTGTGCACAGGTGGCTGGTCGCGTTGGTAGAATCGCAGGACGCCCAACGGCGGCTGCAATAATAGCAACCACAGGTTTGCCTCTGCGGTATGAAAGCAACAAGATAGATCCAGTATGGTTTGGAGTTGGCAATGCTGTTGATGCTGATTTCGTTAAGACTTTCAACAAATCATTGAGTTACTTGTACTCTTATGACTTCGCCAACAATCCAGCGTTGAGTGCGTGGGTCTCCGAAGCTAACTTCGAAACGGTGCAAAGGGCTCTGCCTCGACAGGTGAAAAAGCTGAGTATCAAACCTGTCGATTTCGAATCCTATGTCGTCAGATGGATCAATGGGAAGGAGGTGTCGTTTAATTCGGTCCTGAATCTACCCGAGATTCTTATACCTGAGAAAATCGCGAAACCCCTGCCTATTGTGCAATACGTCAAGGCACCTATTGAATTGGTTGAGAAGTCTGTGGTTGCTTACGTTGCACCGCCACCGATTCCAAATCCGGACGCTGTGGAACAACCAGAGCCGCGCTTCAGAGAAACGGGACTTACAAAGGTTGAGTTGGCTGCTCGCCGGCTCGCCAATAGAGGCTCGAAGCGTGGTGGCACAAGGCGGTTGCACTTGAAACCCGGTTATTGTGTTCTTAGGGCTTATACCGTTGACACTCGCAAGCAGCTGATGGAGCAAGGGTGCAAGTGGCCGACAATGAAGGAAATTTCCATGTGGCCAAAGTTTGACAGGAACACACCCTACCAGTTAGTGCATAAGCAGGGTCGCATCTTCCACTTGGTGCCCAAGATAAGCACGACAGTAAACGCCCAACGGCGGTACTTCGCTACTTATGGGGACATATTTCAAGTCGGAGGGGACGTGCCGGAGAGTTTTATGGATCTAATCAACGATGGCGACGTGTGGGACGCACTTGATGATTATTATCCCATGATCGACGAAGATCTGCTCCCCGAAGATGAGCCAAGGCTTGATCCCCAGTCTGAGTCGGCGTCCATTGCCAAGCCATCTAAATCAGCCACTCTTATTGGTGCTGATGCCCGGTGCTGGCATAAGTTGCCCCTGTCAGAAAACGACGACCCTTACGACGATGATGAGGAGGAGTGTCAGATCCCTATTGATAATCTTGCTGCATCCGAAGTCCTTCGTTTGGTGTCCAACGCTTATAATCGTTGGAAAATGGCCCTGGAATTCATGGCTTCCGCTGGAGCTCCCAAGCCAACTTGCACTGGGCGCGTGCCTTATAGATTCTATCAAACGGGTGAGAATCTTTGGCACGTTGAATTGGCTGACGATGGTGATGGCACTCACACGGTGAAAGACATCATTGACACTATTGAATCTTGGCCTGAGGAGCTTCGTGTGGCGCCTAAAGAGAAAAGTGTGGGTGGTCCTGGCGATTGTTGGAAGAAATTCCCAGTGGTCAAGTTAGCTGGTGAATGGAGATTGACCGCCTCAGAGCTGATAAAGAAGCTTAAGCATATGTGTAACATGTTGGATGAGGACTTGTCCAAATTCTTGGTGAAGTGGTCCTACGACGACGACCTTGATTTTCATGTTGAATTTGTCGCGTGGCGTACATCTTATGGCTGCCCTTGTTCAGAAAAGGGATTGAAAGATCATAGAAGTACAGATCCATGCCCATTCGTGAGTTGCGCTGATTTCGTAAAAGTCCTTGCGGAAGACTCGCATCATGCCGTTCAAGAGAAGTTGGTCGGCGCCCCACGGCGAGATCGGCGTAATCCCATCGATGAGGCCATAAATAGCTTGAGAGGCGTCACCCAGCTTGAGGCGGTTGAGAGCATAGTGGGTAGTCAGATAGTTAGCAATATAGCTAGCGCAATGGATATATGCCCATGGGCGATACCCGAGGAAAATCAGGATGCCGCTAACAGGCTTGGCATTCCTTTCCTTACTAACAGTGCGGCCATTCATCCACATCCTATTCATGCGGCTATCAGACGTCTTGTTCTTAAGAAGGTCATAAAGCCGTATATTAACCGTGATGCAACGTTGTGCACCAGTCAACCGGCTCATTTAGCAATGCTACAGAGTCCTGGTGGTCCTGAGATTACGCTGAACAATATGATTCGAACAGCCAAAGACTTTGCGCGTTATGGTAGTGAAATAAGCAACAAGGTGTTTGATTTGGATCCTATCCGAACGCCTATAGCTATCTTCCATGAAAGCGGGCATTTCTTATCTGCCAATGACGTTTTAAGCATGTTCGATCAGTTCCCTGATTTATCGACGGCCATATTAGTGCATGAGTTTCCTCTACCTGCACTATTTACCGACGTTTCCCCAATTCCGCAGTTGTGGCAACACCGAGTGAAGGATGGGAAGCTTTGGTATGTGCCGGAAGGCGATTACAGGAATGTTTATGAACAGCCGTTCGACGCATCAGTTCTGCTAGCCAAGACCATAGGTGACAATGGAGGCAAAATGATGCTGTACTGCCAAGTCGTCGAAAGTATTCTCAACACGCATGTTCAAATCATCTCTCGTTACACCATTGATGTCGCTGATCATTTACCGGCAACATTGTACGACTATGTGCCAATACCGAAAATAATCAGGAATCAGTTTACATCTCAACTGGTGCCGAGAACATTGTTCGATGAACTATTACGTTATGCGAAGACAATGCCTAAGACAGACAGACGTGAATTAGCTGCCAAGTTTCGATCGATCTACAACGATCAACTCCATTGGGTTGATGCACACACTGAGGATGGTCTGATAGATGCTGTACTGCTCATACTGAAGTACAATACGGCTACTAGGGGGGGCGTGGAAAAATACTATTCCAACTTTGGTGGCAAACTTAAGTACAACACAGTCGGCAGATTCATGAAATGGTTCGCTAGCGAATTCGAGAGGAAATACATGCGACGGTGGCGAGGCTTGGTAGAGCTGGATCACCCCATGCCAATCATACCAACCGTAGATGTTAAAGGCTCTTTTGTTCGTGGAGCTACCTACGCTTTTGACGTTCGTTGGAT